GCATCGTCGTTTTTCTTTGGCGGCGGCATTCGCAATATCCAGGTGTGGAATTACCGGAAATCAGATTCTGATCTTTCGGCAATGACCGCGTAATTCGCTTCATTACGAGGCGCTTCGCCCGCTTGAGCGCATCAAGCTTCGCGCGCACTGCGTTAAAGTGCTTCGCACACCGCGATAGGTGAACTAGTGGCAGATGAAATCGAAAAGGATTCAGTTGGGGAAGTCCTCTCCGCTGATGAACAAGCGTATCTTGATACAAAGGGCGGCGAATCCGGCCCGGTTGAGAAGGCTCCCGTTGAAAAGCCAGACGATGAGCATCAAGCGAAATCTAGCGCGGATGTGTCTGACGACGAAGCGGAAGACGATGAACAGCCGCAAGCTGACAAGGAATTCAAGTCCCGAAAAGTACCGCACCGCGCCTTAGCCGAGGAACGGAAGCAACGGCAGGAACTTGAGCGGCAGCTTGCCGAAGTCAAGACCCGCACAGAAGAACGGCTTAATGCTATTCAACAGGCATTGCAGCCAAAGCCTGAAGCGCCTCCGCCGCCTCCTGATAAGTATCAAGACCCGATTGGGTTCATTGAATATCAGGAAAAGCAGCTTCAACAGGTTCAGCAGACGCAACAGCAGTTTGTTGAACAGCAGCGCCAGCAGAACGAAATAGCGCAGATCGACAACGCCTATTCGCAAAGCTGGAAACAGTTTGCGCAGGAAAAGCCGGAAGCGGAAGGCGCGTATCGCCATTTCGTCAGCGGTCTTGACGCCTATTTCAAGGCGCGCGGCGTGACGGATCAGGCGCAAGTTAACCAGCTCATTGCCCAGGAAGAACGGCAAATAGCACTTGCCAATCTTCGCACCGGCAAAAGCCCCGCAGAAGCGATTTTCAACATTGCTTCGGCACAAGGATACAAGCCAGCGCCCGCACAGGCAGAAGCGCCTGTAAAGACCGCAGACGAGGAAATCGAACGCAGGCAGCGTGCTTTGCCCGCATCCCGTTCGATGTCGTCCAGCGGCGGTTCTGGCGAAGTGAATGGCCTGTCAGTGACGGCCTTGCTCGAAATGAGCGACGACGAATTTGCGGCGGCCACAAAGGGCCTCTCGCAACGAAAGCGTGAAGCAATTTTTGGTGCGTAACAGCCTTTAAGGGCTTCGCTTTGACCGCGTTAAAGTCACGGTTGCTGCCGTTAAAAGCTTCGTCTCTACGCCTATGAGACGTAAATCCAACAAGGCTTCGCAGGCTCACAGCGTCAGGAGAGCGATCACCCAAAATCATCATCGAAAATAGGAGTAGGCCCACATGGCCGCTACGAGCTACGGCGTCAATGACGCACTTGCTGTAAAACTCTGGTCGAAGATGCTTTCGGTTGAAGCCCTCAAGAAAACTTATGTCTTTAAGTTTATGGGGAACTCTCCCGACAGCCTCATCCATATCAAAACTGAAACCTCGAAGTCCGCTGGCGATAAAGTTACCTTCGGCCTTCGTATGCTCCCCACTGGCGATGGCGTCCTAGGTGACGGCACGCTGGAAGGCAATGAAGAAAGCATTTCGACCTATTCGGATGCGGTCTTGATTGACCAGCTTCGTCACGCGCACCGCGTCGGTGGCCGCATGTCGGAGCAGCGTGTTCCATTCGACATTCGTGCCGAATGCAAGGACTCGCTCTCGGACTGGTTTGCAGGCCGTATTGATACGGCGTTCGCCAATCAGGTCGCGGGCAAGACAGACATTGTTGATACGCGATATTGCGGCGCAAACGCGACAATTGCTCCGTCGCTCTTTGCGTATCCAAACTCACGCACGGCGGAATCGCAGATCACGTCTGCCGATCCCTTCACCCTCACCCAGATCGACAAGGCAGTTGAGAAGGCTCGCACTGTGAGCCCGATGATCCGCCCGATCAAGGTTGACGGTGAAGATAAATACGTTGTGTTCCTTCACGATTATCAAGTCACATCGCTCCGCACGAATACCACCACGGGGCAGTGGTTCGATATTTCATCGAAGGCCATGATGGGCGGTCAGGTCAAGGATAATCCAATCTACAACGGAGCCCTTGGCGAATACAACGGCTGCATTATCCACCGTTGGAACCGCGTTCCCGCAACTCCGACCTCCGTTGTCGCCAATGCTCGCCGCGCAGTTCTGTGTGGTGCGCAGGCCGTGACGATGGCTTTCGGACAGGACAGCGGACCGTCCAAGTTCACTTGGGTCGAGAAGCTGTTCGACTATGACAACCAGTTCGGCACATCGGCTGGCACGATCTTCGGCATGAAAAAGACGGTATTCAATTCCGTTGATTTCGGTGTCGTCGTCATGCCGTCCTATGCCGTCGCATCGTAAGGAGGGCTGACACATGGCTACTGGCACCGCTGGTACTACTGCTCGCACTCTGCGCTCTCCCGTAGTGCATACGTTCTATTATCTGCTCAACTACAACACCACTGGCGCGTCCACTGGTTTGCAGATTGGAACGCTGCCTGCGGGCGCGATGATTGTCGGCTGGAACGTCCACATTCTGACTGCGTTCAACGCGGGTTCGACCAATCCGATCACGATTGGCACGACCGCGACAGGCGCAGAGATTGTGGCGTCGGCGTCGATCACGTCCGGCACGCTTGGCGCTTATGGAACAGCGAACGTCGCTGCGGCGGCGGCTCGTGGTCCCCTTGCTGCGGATACGCCCTTCTATACGGCGTATATCCCGACCGGCACAGCGTCTTCGGCAGGCGTGGCGCATATCACGCTGTCATACGTTCTTACGGACGTTTAACGAGAAAGGGCGGGGCGGCTTCGGTCGCCCCGGTCCATCATGATCGATCCCGCTTACATCTTGCTTTTAGGCGCAGTGGCAGAGGAAGACGATGGCCGACACACTCGCGGACATGAAAGCGCGCATCGCGGACGAAATAGACCGGGACGACCTGACAAGTCAGATCGCCTTGGCAATCTCGGACACGATCAAGCACTATCAGACGGAACGGTTCTTCACGAACGAAGGGACGCTATCGTTCTCGACAGTGGCGAGCCAGCAGGACTACGGGACAAGCACGGCTGTCCAACTAGCGAACTTATTCGACGTGGACGATATGTTCGTCCTGATCCCGCCGAACCAATATCGGGTGCGCCGGATCGACCCGACGAACTTCACGATCCTGTCAAACAGCTACACGCTCGGCCAACCCTTTCGCTACCAGTATTTCAATCGGACCCTGTCCCTCTATCCAATTCCGGACAGAGTTTATTCGATGACGCTGCACGGCATGATGACGATAGCCGAACCGGCCACCGACGCGGAGACCGGAAATTCATGGATGATCGAAGCCGAAAGGCTCATAAGAGCAGGCGCAAAAAGACGGTTACATTCTGACATTACGAAGGATTGGGAACAGGCTGACCGCTGCGCTGCAATGGAAGCCGAAGCCCTGATCCAAATTCGCGCGGCTACGTCGAACATGACGCGAAACGGCGCAATTGAGCCGATGGAATTTTGATATGCCGAAAATCATGTTCGGATCATATCAGCCTGACGTTGCCAGCATTGACATGGAGCATTCATCCTATGTCAACAATGTTGTTCCCTCTGCAAATGGCTATGGTCCGTTCAAGTCGCTTCTAGCCTATGCCGGGGCGCTTCCTGCGCGCTGTCTTGGGGCATTCGGTGTTCTGGATAGTTCGAATGCTGCGCACATCTTCGCGGGCACGTCCACGAAGCTTTATAAGCTTGACGGCATCACGCGCGCTTGGTCCGATGTAACGCGGTCTAGCGGCGGAAATTATGCCGTTGGCTCGCGTGAGTTGTGGTCCTTCGAATTGTTCGGCTCGAATGTCGTGGCTGTGACGGATTCGAACGCGCCGCAAGTCTATACCTTGGGTTCAAGCACGCTATTTGCAGCTTTAGGCGGATCACCGCCACAGGCAAGGCGCGTTGCAGTCGTAAAAGATGTGCTTGTTCTCGTCGGATTGACGGCAAACCCAAATCGCATTCATTGGTCTGGAATTAACGACATTACCGGCTGGACGGTTGGCATCAATAGCTGCGATTATCAGGATTTTCCCGATGGCGGCTATACTGCAAACCTCGCGGGCGGTGAATTTGGCTATGTGTTTCAGGATCGCGCCATCAGGCGCATGGTATTCGACCCTGTAAGCGACTCTATCTTCGACTTCTCGCGCGTCAGTGACAAGCACGGACTGTTCATGCCCTATTCGCTGATTTCAGCGCATGGCGGGTTTTTCTTCTATTCATCGGACGGGTTTTATCGGCTTGATGGCGCGGGCGGCGTCACGCCCATCGGTGTCAATCGTGTTGATCAGACATTCCGCGATGACGCTGACTTGTCGAACCCGCGTTATATGGTTGGCGTTGAAGACCCTCGCTCGCAGATGATCATGTGGGCTTACAAGTCAAAGTCGAATACAAGCGAAAATTGGCTTGATAAGGTCATTATCTATGATTGGGGCCGCAATCAATGGACGCCAGCAAGCATCAACATTGAATGTCTGTTCAAAACAGCGCCATTGACAGCAACGCTTGAGGGACTTGACGCCGTTGGAACCTTGGACGCTCTGCCCTATTCGCTAGATGAATACGACACAACGCCGGTTCAGAAAATCGCGGGTTTCGATACGACACACAAGCCGGGCTATTTCGAGGGCGATGCGCTTGAGGCAATTCTTGATATTCCAGAAGCCACAATTGGCGGCGCTGTTCGCATGGGTATTCGTAAGATAACGCCATTGGGCGATGCGGCAACGGCCTATATCTCAACTGCGAAACGCGATGCTCTAAACGGCGGGAAGACATATAGCGATGAAAATGCGGTTTCCGTTCGCGGCTATGCACCACAGCGGGCAGAAGCGCGCTTTCTGACGCCTCGGCTTCGTATTCCAGCGGGCGCAACGTGGACATGGGCGCGTGGCATGGACATTGAAGCTTACAAGTTGGGGTCTCGATAGTTGGTCGGTTCAATCCAGCTCCCCGGCTATGACGAACAAAGCGCACTAAGACAAAATACTGCTATCCGCCAAATGCGGAAGCAAATCGACCTCGCATCAAACGGGATTTCAACGCCTCTTGAGTTTAATGCTGTAGGCGATGGAAGCACGGACGACACGCTTAAAATAACGCAATGGCTAGAGCATTGCAGGGATAATGGATATATCGCGAACGGTCTGGCGGCGCAGGGTTATGTGTTCCTGATCACATCAGTTATTGCATTAACTGGGCTTGATCGTTTCGAACTGGTCAACTTCAAATATCATTATACAGGTGGCGCTGCTGTAGGTTCTAAAATCCTGACTTTAAGCGGGAGTGGCCAAGGAACCGCGATCAACGTCAACAATGTAGCGCGCGGAAATACATCGATTACATTAAACGCGGCTGGTACAGTTTCAAGCGGGAACTGGGTTAAGCTCGCATCTGCTAATTTATGGGCGTCTGCTGCGGTTTCCGGTGATCCTAATGTGACACTGGCGGAATGGCGCAAGGCGACTTCGACAGCGACGGGTGCTGGAAACGCCTTCACAATAGAAGGTGAAGTTTCATACGATTATACAACGACGAAAACTGTTACGGTGACTGGGCTCGCACGCTCAATCGTCGTCCGTGATGTTTTCCCGGCAACGGATGATCCGGCCAGCGCCCTCTACGGAATTGAGATCAAATACGCTGAAAACGCCTATGGTGAAAATGTCGTCGCAGAAAATTGCGGCGCGGCGGGTGTGTCGTTCAGCGAAAGCGTGAATTGTCTTTCTATCGGGTGTGGAAATCGAAACGCCTATTACACTGGCGGCTCGCTTTGTTATGGCGTATTGTTTAACGGCACAATACGTTCAGGAATGTCTTTCGGGACAGTTCTGGAATATGGACGCCATGCGGTTTCGGCAGGCTCATATACTGGAATACAACAATATATCGGTGTTTTTGGTTTTAGCGAAGTCGCAGCGCAAGAGGCTGTTGTCGATGCGCATCCTAGCGTTGATGTTTTTGAAGTTTTTGGCGGAAGTTCCGATGTTCAGGCAACAGCGTCAAGGGGGATCGCTTCAAAAGCTCGCGTAACCAAGATTTTAGGGACAAGCTTCAAGGGCGCTTACTACGGAGCCTATATAACAAATCCCTGTATTCTGTATGCGTCTGAAATCATAATTGCAGGCTGCTCATTTGAGACAAATAGTGTTGCTGTGAACATTTTGCACCAAAGCACGCAACAGCTCACTATCAAGTGTGACGGATCGTTCAAATCTGAAAATGCAGAAGCCTTTAATCTGCTCGTGAATTGCCTCGGCGTCCCCGGATCAATCAAATCGATCAATCTTTCCGGAACCTACGACGGCGCGACGAAAGGCGTTTACATCTATAATTATAATTCGGGCAATCCAGCGTCTCACCCGGTTGTTAAATCAGTAGTAGGAAACGGAACGTTTATTGTCCCTTCGTCGGCTTCAAAATATGCGTTCTATTCGCGTGCGGCTACTGTGGGCGGAATTGATATTCTGCACATCTCCGGAATAACCATTGGCGGGCAATACGGCCTGACCATGAATAGCCCGAATATCGTTGTAGCCAATCTTGCTTGTGTCGATTACACGGCGGCGGCTCTTTACAATGATGAATCAGGCGCTGTGGATGCTGCAACAAGGTTTAGAATAAATATTCTGACTAGAGCAACGCCAGACGAGGATTTTGCCACGGCAGCAGACGTTACAACATCGCTTGCGTTAAAAGCAAATATCGCATCGCCTACGTTTACGGGTGTCCCTGCGGCTCCTACGGCGGCGAACGGCACGAACACGACGCAAGTCGCGACGACAGCTTTTGTCATAGCCAACGGAACGCCGTGGGGGCGCTCTTATAATACAGCGGATCAATCCGTAACATCGTCCACGACGCTCGTTGACATTACAAACCTTTCCTTCGCGGCGGCAGCAAGTAAAAACTACATATTCAGGGCAACCTTGTTCATCACATGCGGTGCAAGTGGCGGAATAAAGCTCTCTGCGAATGGACCATCTGCGCCAACAAAAGTCAGAGTTTCAGGCGATGGAATCATCCCAACATCTGGCGCTGCTGTTCAGGTGAACACGATAACCTCTTATGGCGGGATAATGGCGGCAGCGTCAGGTGCATCATTATTAGTCGCTGTAGTCGATATTCATGGAAAGCTTGAGAACGGCGCAAATGCCGGGACGTTCATATTGCAGTTTGCTCAATCAGCATCGAACGCAACAGCGACAACCATAGATAAATACAGCTTTATTGAATACTCGGAGGTGACGTGAGGCTTGTAGGCATCACATCCGATAACGTCAAAAACATCTGGTTCCACGTGGAACATTTTATCAAGGCGGCGTGCAAAAAAGGGCCGGGCGGTCTCGATCCCAATGAACTGCGCAAAGCCTGCGAAACAAAGCGCCATCAGCTTTGGGTTCTCTTTGGCGACAAGATCGAAGCGGCGGCAATCACCGGCATCCATGACGAAGGGACGCGCCGGGCTGAATGGATAGCCTTCGGCGGCTCTGGCGATATTTGGCAGGAACACATGCCTGCGATTGAGGCATGGGCGAAGCGCCAAGGGTGCAAGGCTTTCAGATCATACGGGCGACCGGGAATGAGAAAACGGATGCCGAAGGGCTATCGCGTGCGCGGCATTATATTCGAGAAGGAACTGTAGGCGATGGGCGGCAAATCGACCACAACGCAAGTCCAGAATAAAGACCCTTGGGCTCCCGCACAGGCTGACCTGAAAACAGCCCTTGGCGGCGCTGCGGACGCTTATAACAACACATACAACGGAACTGGCGTTGCGAGCATGGACCCGCTTGTCATGCAAGCACAGGATCAGGTTGTAGCGAACGCGAACACAGGCGCGGCAAGCAATCTTGCAACGGGCGCGCTCGGCAATTTCTCCGATGTGATGGCGAACGGCGGGCTTTCACAGCTTCAATCCGGCGCGGCGTCAGGCATTGGCTCGGCACTGACTGACTATTCAGGCCAGATGAAGCAATTGCAGGGCTATTTGGACCCGTATGCGTCGGGCCAATATCTGCAACAGAAAAACCCCTATTTTGATCAGGCGCTTTCGGATTCCATGCAGAAAGCGGCGGACATGACGAACCGCCAGTTTTCCGGATCGGGCCGCTATGGCAGCGGGGCAAACGCCGGGGCGCTCGGTCTTAATCTCGGACGCATCGCGACAGATGCAAATATGCAGGAATACGCGCGCCAGCAGCAAAACCAGCTTGGCGCGATTTCCACGATGGGCGGGCTTGCCAATGGTGCTTTCGGCAACATCATGGGCGGGCAGCAGGCGATGGGGAACATCGGCCAGCAAGGTATCAGCAACACAGGTGCAATCGGCTCGATGATACCGCAGCTTGCCACGGCTCAGAACGTGGACGCGGCGAACCTTGCGGCAGTCGGCGGACAGCGCATGGATTACTCACAATCGCTGATCGACGCGGCCAATCAAAACCCCTGGACGAAAGTCGGCAATCTCGCACAGATTGCGGGCGGGATCGGTGGCCTTGGCGGAACGTCTGTTTCGCAAGGCACGCAAAAGACCGATCCGGGCGCTGCGGGGATTATTGGCGGTGTCATGGCTGGGGCTGGCGGACTGGCAAACTTGTCGAAGGGTGTTGGTGCGGCTGGCGGCTTCTCTGGCATGGCGTCAACGCTGTTGCCGTTCCTGTCTGACGAGCGTTTGAAAGAGAATAAGAAGCATGTCGCCACGACGCGCGACGGCCTGAAAATCTATTTATACAATTTCAAGGGCGACGAGCGGCAGCAAATCGGCCTGATGGCGCAAGAGGTATTGCAGCATAAGCCGGAAGCCGTTGTCAGAAGCCCAAGCGGCTATTTGATGGTCGATTATGCTAAAGCCTTGGAGGACGCATAATGGCCGGCCTTCTCGACTTCAACGCATTTGAAGACCCGCGCCCAAAGCTGTTGCAATTGCCGGACCCGGCGATTTTGGGCTTGCTTCAACAGCAGCAGCAACAAATGCCACAGCAGCCACAAATTCCGGCTGGTCTCTTGTCGGGCAATCCGATGACGCCGCAGCCGATGGATGTTGGTTCATTCATGCCGCAGGGATCGGCCTTGCAGCCGTCAACGCAAGGATGGACTGGCGGCGCTCCACAGCCGAACATGCCCGCGCCGGGCGCATCGCCTGCCGGTCCTGCCATGCAGCCGCCCATGCCTCCACAAAGGCCGCAGGGCCTTGGCACGCCATTGCCGCAGCAAGGGCCTCCCTTGCCCGCTAATCTCGGACAAACGCCGCCACAGACCTCGCAACCGGCTCCTGCCATGCCGGGTAAGCCCGAACAAAGCGGACTGGAAAAGTTCGGCAACGTCCTCGGCTCAATTTACGGGCAGGGCGGGCCGGGCGATGGCCTGATGGCTTTGGGCGCTGGTCTCGCGTCTGGTCCGAATTGGGGCGCTGGTCTCATGAAGGGCATGAGCATGGCGAACGCCAATTCTGCGATAGCTGACAAGCGCGCGCTGGAAAAGGCGCAGGCGCAGCAGAAATTGCTCGGCATCAGCGGCGGCATGGAAACGCTGCGGAAAACCTATCCGGGCTTGTCCGATGCTCAATATGCTTCGCTGGCGCAAAATCCACAGGTGATGACTGAAGCGGCCAA